AATTCCAACAATACTTTGATTTTTTTTAAGTGCCCTTTTCTTAAAGCTTGATTTAACGGTGTAGGCCATTTGTTAGAACGCCTGTAATTTACGTCTCCACCCATTTCTTTTATTTTTCGAATTAATGCGACACACTCATCTGTATCATTACACCACAATGCCACATAATTTAATAATTTCCGTCCGTTCAAATCTAGTTCCTCAAAAGCAATACTTGGATCTTTTTTCAAACAATCTTCAATCATTCGACAATCAACGTCTCCTGGAAAACAATAATAATATGGATTTATAATTAATTCTTTGAGTTTTTTCGATATAGAATTATTAGATACAGGATATGAGTGAGGATGGTTTTCAGGGATTTCAAATGGATTCATTTGTGGTGTTACAATTTCCGACATTTAAAATAATTATAATATATTTGTTTATATTATAATTCGTTATTATAATAGGTTACAAATCAATCAAGTCCAATCAAAAACAATGAGACAGCACACAAGCCATAATAATATCGATTGAATAATGCCCGCGCATTGCCAATAATCTCAATGTTTGTACCACCAAATTTGCCACCATAAAGTGTCCCCAAAAGATGTTATTATTGGCATACAATTCCCTTACCACTAAATACATAATAAACGTATGTCCCGAGAAGAAAAAGAAGAAATTATGTTCGGAAGGAGGAATATCGTTTCCTGAAGTTAACATTTCTCGGGAAACAGGTAAACGTGTCATGGTTCCAGTTAAAGCCCTCAACATATACAATTTCAGACATTTATCCATGAGTTTTGTATTATGACCTATGAAATACAGGGAATTTATATACATTAAACAAGAACCCCAAACAGCGGTGTTGTAAAGAACGAGTTTATCTCTGAACGCGGGGTTTCGCCTCAAAAAAGAGTGTATGGGTCGGGTTAATTGCCAACCTATGTCTACAATATTTTCTTCCATTGGGACATTTAATTCGAAAGTGGTGACAAGATATAAAAGTGCACCGCGTATTAATGACATGAAATAAATAGATATTTTTTATTTATGTTAATTGGACAAATGAATCAAAATGAATCAAAATGAATCAAAATGAATTGAAATGATAAATGAATTAAAGATTTTTCGGATATATGACTCATAAAGTATAAATAATGAAAATTTTATTATTTAGTATTGAAGGAAACATTGGTTCGGGTAAATCCACATTTATCAAAAATCTAAAAAAAATTGATTTTAGTAATCGTATCAAAGGGCGACGTGACTTAAGAGCTATGATAGAACCACCGTGGAAGGTAATCTATTTGAGCGAACCTGTCGACGAGTGGACGGATATAAAAGACGAAGGTGGCGAAACAATATTGGAAAAATTTTACAAAAACCAAAACAGATATTCGTTTGCTTTTCAAATGATGGCTTATATTTCGCGTATTAACCAATTGATGGAAACCATTGAACGTCTAAAACGAGAGAATGAAAGGGGGGAACGAGAAGAAAAAGAAACTTACAAAAATGAAAAAAAATATATTATCATTACCGAAAGGTCGGTATATACAGACAAAAATGTTTTTGCCAAAATGCTCAGGGACGACGGGAAAATAGAATCCGTCGAATACCAAATATATTTGAAATGGTTTGATAATTTCACGAAAAACATTGAATTCAACGGTAATATTTATTTGCAGGCAGACACAAAAGTATGTGAAGAGAGGATAAAAAAACGCAATCGACCAGGCGAAAACATGAGTTCCGAATATTTGAATAATTGCAATCTTTATCACAATAAATGGTTATTGGGGGATGAGTATCGTGAAAAAATACTTCGGATAAATGGTAACGAAGATTATGAGGAAAAATTACCCGAAAAATGGCTCGACGAAACGATAAAATATATTAATTCGTGTATTACAGAAATTCTTCTTTCGGATTCGTACAGTAGACTGTCCCTGTGGCAGCAGGGGATACGGACGTGGACTGATTTTAACTGGGTTGGACGCTGTAAATATCCGATTGGTGGAAGTGATTTGGATTTATCCAATGCTATTTGATTTCATATTATTACATTTATAATATGAAACTTAATTTGATTTAATTATCCATCGATAATTAATTATTAGCAAATTCAAAGAAAATGCTTAGTTGGAGTACGCGAGACCACCCATGCCCGACATGATGCGGAGCACGTTGTAGTTGGTGGCGTACACACGGACCTTGGCAGTGTCATTCTGGTTGACAGCGTTGTGGCTGACGACAAGGTGAAGAGTAGCATTGTCAATACGAGACATGTTACATGTACCAGAGCACTGGTGTTCCTCGGGTCTGAGGGCGAAACTGTACAAGTTAATACCAGAGTCAGGGGCACGAGTGTGGTGCTGGAACGGCTGCACGGTATCGAAGTAGGAACCCTCACGTTCGGAGAAGCGGTCCTGTCCGTTCAACTGAAGCTTGGCAGTGACAACCGGGTTGGAACCCCAGCAGTGCATGTGAAGGGCAGATTCGGCGAGAACAAAGGCACCAGCGTCAGAGACACCAGCACCTCCACTGGTGATGGTGACAGTTCCAACCGCGCCGCTGGTCGCGTCGCATCAGTCGTGGCAGTCAATTGCGGCTCGTCTGCCAATGTATCCTTGAAGAGACCGTTGGTAGTGTTGATGAACTTGGAGCCATCGTTTCCGTCAGCAGCATCATTCGAGTAGGCAAGCAAATCATTCGGCAAAGCATCAATGCCATCAGTGTAGTTGAAAGGCTGTGCACCCTTCATCGTGTTAATATCATCACCCGATTCGTAGTGTTTGCAGTAATCGACAACTTTGTCCTTCTGTACGACCCACACAAGTTCTTTGCACGGATGGTTGAAGTTCAATTTGATCTTGTTGGAAGTGGAGCCAATGGACTCATCACCCGTGAACTGGAGCTGCTCAATGAGGTACTCATGCGGGTTCTGTGCCATACGTCTGCGCTCGTCGGTATCCAAAAAGATGTAGTCAACGTACAAGGAAGCAGCGACCAAAGATTTGGAGTGAGCTTTGCTATCTTTTTTGGAGTCGCTACCAGCCGCCCACAAGCATTCGTCGATGGGGCGAAGCGTAAGGGTAATTTTGACCTCGTGGTATTGCAAAGCAATAAGAGGAAGGGCAAGACCAGGGTTGCGGCAGAACCAGAACTGGAGAGGCACGTAAAGAGTGGTCTCCGGCAAAGATTTGCGCGGGGCACAGACCGAAGCGGGTGCCGAAGTACTCGAGCAAGCCGTGGCAACGTCCGCGTATTTTGGGTTCGTCACGTAAGTGAGCTGAGTGGTCTGTCCGACCATGGCGTTGTAGGCACGCTCCTGCTCGGAAGTCATGGTAAGCTGGTTCCAGATGTGCATCCAGTCACCGTACTGCTTGTCGATACGCTGTCCTCCAATCTCGACCTCAACTTCAGAGATGAGCTGCTCACCAGGGTAGTCGAGCCATCTGGCCATACTGGCATCAATCTGCGGCAAAGTAACCTGCAAGTAGGTGCGGTAGGCAAGATCTCCGTTTCTGGAGATAGTGCACTGAACACGGCGACCGAAGTCAGCCTGTCCGTTGAAAGTCTGTTCGATAGACTCCATACTGAAGTTAGTATGGCGTCTGTAAACTACCTTCCAGAAAGTAATCTGTGGATTAGTCGTCAAGTAAACGTCTTGTGCGCCGTAAGCTACGAGTTGCATTAAACCTCCTCCCATTTTATAATATTCCTAAAGAAAAAAAAATTTAAATGGTAAAATAAAACATAAATAACACGCCAAAACCTTATATTTTTTATACCCGTGTCAATGTCGAACAAACGCAATCACATCGCAAACTATTTTGAGTAACAAAAAATCATTTGAAAATGTGAAATCGAGAAATGTCTTGTAAAAATAGTTGGTTGGAGCAAAAAATGGGATAAAAGAGGACAAAAAATGGATGTATTTTGAATTTTTAGGTCCAAATTTAATTGGAAAATTTAAAAAAGGAAAGAAAATTTATCTTGTAAGAAATTTTCTACATACCCATCTAAGAAAATTTCCCTCTTATTTTCGTGATTTTTTGTTAAAATATAAAAACCATCATCTACAGGTCGCACATTCCACCCATCTTTCATTGATTTTAAGATGAATGCCGTTTTTATATCATCTTTCATGGTTGTTTTGTGACTGGGTCCTTCTTTATTTATAATTTTATGCTTTGTATATGGCTTTTGTTCTTTTTTATAGATAATCTTCATGGTAAAATTATCCGTTTGATTCATTTACATTGTTTAAAGAAATTTGAGAAAATCTTTTAACACAATTTAAAATTAAATAATTACAAATATAAATAATTATGGATGCCCTTTAAACCCAAAAATGATAAAAAAATACGTTATCGAGATAAAGACCTGATTACATTAGATAATACACATTATAACATTAAAAAAAAGATTAATGAAAACCGAAATGTAACAATTCCGAATCTAAAAGTTGAAAAGAAAAAATATTTGAAAAAAGTATCTAAAATACAAAGTAAAATAGATAAAGGCAAATGTAAGCCCGAAAAT